CTTTAATTGAAATGGTTAATACTGTTGAGAGAATGGATGAAAATATTTTAAAAGAATGTTCGAATTCATTTCTTAATGATATTTTGAAATCTATTCCCCAAGGTGAATTAAAACAATGCATGGTTTACGATAATTTTACAGCTGTTAATGGTTGTGCTGGAATTTCATACGTTGATAAAATGAATAGAAATACAAGTGCTGGTAATCCATGGAAGAAAAGTAAGAAATTCTTCATGAAATCTATATCAGCTCGTGGTGAAAATCTTGATCCAGTCGAATTTGACTCTGAAATCATGGATCGTGTTGATATTATTATAGAGAAGTATAGAAAAGGTGAAAGAGCTCATCCAAATTTCTGTGCACATCTTAAAGATGAAGCAGTTTCTTTCAAAAAGATAAAAGAGTGTAAAACACGAGTTTTCACTGGTGCTCCAGTCGATTGGTCGATTGTTGTTCGAAAATTCTTTTTATCATCTATCCGTTTATTGCAAAATAACAGATTTGTTTTTGAAGCTGCTCCAGGAACTATTGCTCAATCTCTTGAATGGGAGGAAATTTATAAATATTTAGTTCAACATGGAGAGAATAAAATTGTTGCTGGAGATTATGGAAATTATGATAAAGCTATGATGTCTACAGTTATTTTACAAGCTTTTAAAATCTTGATTAAAGTCAATGAAGCTTCAGAAAACTTTTCTCCTGAGGACATAAAGATTATGTATGGCATTGCTGAGGATACTGCTTTTCCTCTTATAGATTTCTTTGGAGATCTTGTGGGTTTCTATGGTAGTAATCCTTCTGGTCACCCTTTAACTGTTATTATTAATTCGCTTGTTAACTCTTTATATATGCGTTATGTTTATGTTAAATTATCACCAACTCATTCATGTACTCTATTTAAAAATCATGTTAGTCTTATGACTTATGGAGATGATAATATTATGGGAGTCAGTGATGATGCTCCATGGTTTAATCATACTGTTATACAAGAAGAATTTGCTAAAGTTGGAATTGTTTATACAATGGCTGATAAAGAAGCTAAAAGTGAACCATATATTAATATATCACAAGCCAGTTTTTTAAAGAGAATTTGGAGATATGATTCTGATATAGGTGCATTTGTTTGTCCCCTTGACCATAATTCCATTGAAAAAATGTTAATGATTTGGGTTAAATCCAAAACTATCTCAAATCAAGAACAAATGTGTGCTATTGTTGCTAGTGCCGTTCGTGAATATTTTTGGTATGGAAAAGAAATCTTTCATGAGAAAAGCGAAATGCTTAAAAAAGCTCTTCACAATATTGGATATGAAAGATGGATTGAACCATCAACCTTTCCAGAATGGACCCAATTAAGGGAAGAATTCTGGAAAGCATCGCAACATTTGGGAGTCTAACATAACTTCCACAAATATTTGTTATTTGTAAAACCATTATATGTTAGTCTATTGTAGTTACTGTTACTTATTAGTCTATGTTTATCTGTAAATAAATAAAGAGTGGATAATAGTCTTGTAATTTGCTAGGGCGTTCCCCGAAATCTCTATTTAGAGATGCATTCAGCTGATGTGCAAAAAGAATAACAATTATCATTTGGAATGGGTATTCCTATGATATTACTAAATTACCTACTCAAAATAACATTAAAAACAAAAATCAAAGTCTTGATGAGCTTAATCATCATTTTATTCGATATGTTCCTCAATCGAATGAAGGAAGTGCTGAGGAAATGCATGGTGATGCTAAAAATTCATCTGCAGCTTCATCCGAAACTCACGTCAATGTTGAGTATCTTGATGAGAATCCTGGAGTTGTTTATGATATGGATGGGAATAACGACCGTTCTTACTATTCCGATTATATGCCTTCAACGGAGCTTGCAGATTTCCTGAAAAGACCACTTCGAATCCAAGCCTATACTTGGGTAGAAGGAGCAAAACTTGCACAAACTTTTCAACCTTGGGATAATTACTTTAATAGTACCACAGTTAAGAAGAAGTTGGACAATTATTCATTTATTTCTTGTGATTTACATATTAGAATCTTGGTTAATGCTTCTCCTTTTTATTATGGGGCAGGATTAGCTAGCTATTTGCCTCTTACTACTTTTAATGCTGAAAACATTTGGGGTGGTTTGAGAGCTGGAAATACAGATATGGATGCTTTTAATATGCCTGCTTCCCAACGACCTCATATATACATTTTCCCACAGACAAATCAAGGTGGAGAAATGGTTTTACCTTTTTTCTATCATAAGAATTGGTTATCTGTTGGAACTAGAGCTGATTTTCAGAGTATGGGTACTGTTACACTTAGTTCCATGCGTGTACTAGATAATGCTGGGGCATCTGCTGGTGCAGGTGTTACAGTAACAGTTTACGCTTGGGCTGAAAATGTTAGATTAGTTGGAACAACTACTGGATTAGCTCTTCAGTGTTATGAAGTTCCTATTGAACCGGAAGAATCATCATATAAAGATTATAATTATCATCATATATATTCAAGAATTCGCGATCTATCTCCTATTGAAACAGATGAATTGTCTAAATTTTTAGATCAACTTATTAATTCTAGAAGATTTTATCGTTATCAATCTGAATTTGTGGAAAGAAATGGTATTATTTCTGGCCCTGCTTCAACTGTTGCTAAAATAGCTGGTATGTTAACCAAGGCACCAATAATAGCTCCTTATGCTAAAGCTACAAATATGATTGCATCTGCAGTTTCTGGTGTAGCTTCTTTATTTGGATTTACTAATGTGCCTGTTGTATCTGATGCAGAACCTTATAGACCAACTTCCTTTTATAGTTTTGCTTCTCCACATGTAGCTCAACCTGTTGAGAGATTGACTTTAGATCCAAAAAATGAACTTACCATAGATCCTCGTGTCGCTGGTTTGTCCGGTGAGGATCCTTTAGCTATATCTAGTCTGGTTACAAGAGAATCTTATGTTACTCAATTTAATTATACAACTTCCAATGCCACAGATGATAATATTTTTACCGCATTTGTAAGTCCCTATTTTGCAAGTTCTTCAACTTTAGCTGGCCGTAATATTGTTAATAATACGCCCATGGGCCATATTTCTACCATGTTTGGACATTGGCGGGGTGATATCATTTTTAGATTCCGTTTTATTTGTTCACGTTTTCATAGAGGGCGAGTTATTATACAATGGGATCCAACGAATGATGTTTCTTTACAAAGTAACTCTTCCAATGTTGTATTCACTAAAGTTGTAGATATTTCTGAAGAAACTGATATAGAAGTTAGAGTACCTTATCTACAGGCTACAGAATACCAAGAGTGTCCCACTTATACAAATGCTGCTAATTATAACAGTCAATTTTATAATGCTGGAACTTCTGCTGGAGCATCAGCTTTTGATGCCCGATGTTTCAATGGTTATCTAACTGTTAAGGTTCTTACTATTTTAACTTGTCCTATTTCTACTTCTACTATTGGAGTTTTAGTTTCTGTTCGTGGTGCTGAAAACTTGGAGTATGCAAATCCCGTTAATTTACCCGTATCGGTAACACCGTATGATTTGCAATCTTTTGTTTCAGAGGAAGAGGGACTTTATATAGAATCTATTCCTGCACATAAGGATCACTCTTATGATTTGGTAGATTATCAATTTCAATCTGATCAGGTTAATTATGAGGATCCTAAATGTGTTGAGATGGGTTCTTCAAGTACTCGTGATCCTTCTAGTAATTTAGTTTACATGGGTGAACGAGTTGGTTCCATTAGGACTCTTTTGCGAAGAACTTGTCACAATTTGACCACAGATGTTGGATCTGATACAACTAATCAATATAGAATTATTACCAATTACCATGGATATCAACCCTTATATTTGGGCTATGATACTAATGGTATCCATTCTGCTAAGGGTACGATTACTCCCGCATCAAATTTTTCTTATAATTATGTTTCTCCAACATATTATAATTGGATTGCTTGGTGTTTTCGTGGTTATCGTGGATCTCACATCTGGCATTATGTTGTTAATTCTCCTATTGCTTTAGGTTGCATTAAAGCTGATAGAGTTAATACTGCAATTACTTCAGCCAACTATTACACATCTACTGCTTTGGGCACTGGTGGTACACGAAGTGCAACATCAAATTTTGCACTTAATTATCTTAGTGGTGCTGCTGGATGTGCAGTAACTAACCAACATACTCAGGCGGGTTTATCTGTTAATTATCCAATGTATTCTAAATATAGGTTTAGAACAACTGACCCTGCTGCTACAACTTTAGGTTCATCTCAGGATGGAACTAATCTAGAAGCTGCTCGTGTCAGTTTAAATATTGCTCCCGCAAATAATACGACATTGTGTGCTGCATTAAATATCTCTAGGTATCATAGTATAGGACCGGATTTTAATTTCCTTTTCTTTACTAACGTACCATCATTGATATTTTATTCATCACCTTTGCCGAATTAGGCTCAAACATTACTTTGGAATGTTTGTTTATGCCTTTCAAACATCCAAAGTAAGAGTATAGTCTCTCTTCAAAGACTCGTATTGGATACGTGAATTCCAAAAGACTACGTGGCTGACGCGTAGCGACCCCTAGGGGTTTTATTTCCTTTTCGAAGTGAGATGCTTTATATGTCATATATATTATATGTCCGAACTGTTTAAAACAGGTTTTAAGTTTCTCAATTCGTTGAGAAATGGAATTTCC